CCAATTCTATAATAACTATACCAAACTTCCTCTTTCCACCCACCCATCTCTATTCTTTTTTTATAAACATTAATAGCTTCACGATAGCGCCCTAAATCATGATAACTATTTGCAAGATAAAAATGATATCTCTCATTATTAGGTTCTTCTTTTATTCCGTCTAGCAAAAGACTAATATCACGTTGAAATTTATCATTTTTACAGCCACCGTCTCCTATATCGTAAATAAAAATGTTTTCTTTATTAATTGGTGATACAGAAAATTCTCTAGGAATATTAATATATTCATGTGTAACTCCAACATATTTAATTTTATCAGTATTTCTAACTATTCTTACATTTTGATAATAGAATGATTCATTTCCTTGAATAATACTAAAACAATCACCATTATTTAATATACTTTTATTAAATTTCTTACAATCGATAATCATATCAGCATCTAGTAATAAAATAAAATCCGACATACCAGCACATGAATGTAAAGCAAAATTTCTATTATAACAAAAATTTTTAAAAGGTTCTTTAACTATTTTTCCAATAATTTTTTTTTCCTTAAAATAATTTTCAATAATTTCAATTGTATTGTCTGTTGATCCAGTATCACAAATACAATAACAGTCAATTATTGAAATAACTGAATCGAGAAGTCTAGTTATAATTTTACTTTCATTTTTTACAATCATATTTAAACATAATGATGGAGCAGTTGTCTCGTATTCATTAAGTATTATTTCCATAGTAATTAAAATAAATTAGTATTTAAATTAAAATATATATTATAAATATATAAAATGGCATTTACAAGATTTAAATATGATGATTGTAGAACAAAAAAATCATTGCAACAAGCAACAGATCCTGGAAGATGGATTTTAAATGTTCCAGGTAATGGTGCAAATCCTTGTTATATGGAAGATCCGCAAATTATTATTCAAAAATGGGGTGCAAATTTAAGAACAAATACAATCAATTTAGAAAGCGATTTAAGAGGTGTAAATAGACATTTGAGCAGAGATTGTTTAGGAAAAGATAATTACCAGAATTATAATGTTCCTAATCAAGCTATTCAATATCCTACGTGTGTAAATTTAACAACGGAACAATCACGAGCAACTAATCCAGCTTGGTGGTATAGAGATTTAGAACAAAATAATTTTGAATATCCTCCTTTAAATCCACAAGTTAATGTTTGTCTACCATTTGAAAATAATTTAAGTACAAGAATTTTAGAGAAAGATTACTTCACTCCAAAGAGGGATTGTGTAGTAAATGAAACAAAAAATATGTTACCATCCAGTTATAATTTAATTCGAGGCGGATATGTAGGCGGTCCTACAACTTGCAATCAGACAAATTCTTGTCAAAATGTTCTATAAATTTAAGATTATTATATATGAATTAAAATATAATACTCTATATATATAAATATGGAAATAGCAGTCCCATTAATAGCATTAGGTGGTATGTATGTAATATCAAATCAAAAAAACGAAGATTGCACTAAAAAAGAAATTAGAAAATTAACTCAAGAAAATTTTGTAAATATGGGAACAAGAACTAATTTAGCTACAAGACAAAGTGATAAATTTGGTAATTATTTACCAAATACCAATATTCCTCCTCAAAATTTTCCTGTTTCCAATATAAATCAATTAGTCGATACAGTTCAGCAATATCCAAATCCAAACACAGCAACAGATAAATATTTTAATCAAAATTTATACGAACAAAAAGAAAGACAAGGTGTTTCAGTTGGTAAAAATCCACAAGATATTTTCTCTCTAACTGGTAATTATTTAAGTTCAGATCAATTTAAACATAACAATATGATTCCTTTTAATGGAGGCAAAGTAAAGGGTCGACCATATGATATTAATATAGCAGAGACTGTGCTTGATAATATGGCTGGCACTGGTTCTCAAACTATCAAAAAAATTGAACAAGCACCACTTTTCAAACCAGAGGAAAATATGCAGTGGGCATATGGTATGCCGAATCAAAGTGATTTTTATCAATCGCGTGTTGTTCCAGTTTTGAAAAATAACAATGTTAAGCCATTTGATACTATTATGGTTGGTCCAGGTTTAGATCAAGGTTATGGTTTTAACGGTTCAAATGGTTATAATGCAGGTATGGAGGCAAGAGACAAATGGTTGCCAAAAACTGTTGACCAATTAAGAGTTGAAACTAATCCTAAGTTAGAATATGAATTATTAGGTCATGAAGGTCCGGCTGATTCATATATTAAAACTCCATCCACAACACAGATGTTGGGTCGTGTTGAAAAACAACGTCCAGATACTTTTTTCATTAATACTCAAAACAGATGGTTAACAACTACAGGTGCTTCTAAAGGCGAAACATTGAGACCAATTCAAGAGATGGGTATTATAAGAAGAAATGATATTCCTATCGATTACATGGGTCCAGCTGGAGCGATAGATGTAAAGGCATCAACTGCTCCGCAAAATTATGAACCCGCAAAACGCAATGACGCAATTGAAGGCATGGTTAATCATTCGCGTGCCGTAGGTAAAGGAGATCATACAGACAAAGATGCTTTCTTAAAAAGTCACACCAATTATGAGAATCACCGTTCAACCGTTAAACAACCTGAGACAATACGAAGTGGATTTAGTGGTGCAATTGGAGCTGTTATTGCTCCTTTAATGGATATCTTGCGTCCAACAAGAAAAGATGAGACTATTAATAGTGTAAGAGTTTACGGAGATGTAGGAACTTCTGTCCCTAAGAGTTATGTTTATAATCCTCAAGATGCTACTCCCACTACAATTAAAGAAACTACTTTACATTCACTCGATTTTAATATTAATAACCAAAAAGAAGGAATATATGTTAACAACTATACTTCTCCGGATTTGACACAACGTGACACAACTAGTTGCGAGTATTTTACTTCTGCGGGTGGTTATGCTACTGGATATGGAGATATGAATTATGATGCAGCCTATAGACAACATAATAATGATATCAAATCACAAACAATTTATAATAGACCTAATCAAGGTGGAACACAAATATTTAATCAACAGATGAATATCCATTGTAGGGATGATTGTGATAGATTTGCAGGTAGAGTTAATCCTGCATTCTCAAGGCTAACGGGATTACCACCCTCGGTTCAGACCTATGGTGCCATTCATGCTCCTCAATATTATAATGAATGCGCTGGTTGTGATAGAATCAATCCTGATATATTAACAGCATTCAAAGATAATCCTTATACTCATTCATTGACTAGTTCTGTTTAAACAGCAATTCTAAATGGGTTAAAATATTAGTTTTTATATATTTAAATTATCTATAAAAACCACTTAAAATATAAAATATAAATTATTATAACTAGTAAGATGAATATTTATCCAAAATGTACAACTTCTTTTATGGAATTAATACACGCACAAAAAAAATTAACAAATTTATATGTTAATAAAATTATCAAAGTAAGGCCATTTGATGTAACATTGAGGGATGGTTTACAAGCATTGACTCGTTTCGAAAAAGAAAATTTTGATATTAATATTAAAAAACGAATTTATGATGAAATTGTAAATAAATATAATCCTAGAAATTTAGAAATTGGTTCTTGTGTCAATAAGAAGGTATTACCTATATTTAATGATACAGAAGAATTATTTAAATATGCTGAATTAAATAATATATCTAATAATAATTTTATATTGGTTCCTAATTTCGAACAACTCCAAAATGCTATAAAATTTGGTGTTACAAATTTCTCTTTTATTACTTCTGTATCAAATAGTTTTCAACTAAAAAATACAAAAATGTCTCTAGATGACACTTATTTAAATTTATGTAATATGATGTTATATTTAGATGATAGTCATATACAAAAATATAATGTAAAACTATATGTTTCTTGTATTAATGAGTGTCCAATTGAAGGTAAAATTAATACAGAAAAAATTGTAGGTGAAATATTTGCACTTAGTTTACTAAAATTTGATAAACTATGTTTATCTGATACTTGTGGAACTTTAACACACGATGATTTTATTAATATCGTGAAAAATATGAAAAAACTAGGATTTGATATGAAAAGATTATCATTGCATTTACACGTTATACCACAAAGGGAAAATAATATTGAAAAAATATTTCATTCGGCATTAGATTATGGAATAAATGAATTTGATGTTTCTGACTTAAAAACAGGAGGTTGTTCAGTTACAATGGATAAAAATAAAATAGCTCCAAATTTGAGTTATGAACAATATTATAAATTTTTAACAACATACTTATTAAATAAGCAGTGAGTTTAATTTATATTTAAATTAATACGTTCTATTTAAATATAAAAAGACTACTTAAAATATAGTAACTTAATGTCATTAAATATCCATCAATCTATAAAAGAAAAATTAAATTACTTTCACGAAATACATAAAATTCCTAATATTATATTTCATGGACCATCTGGAAGTGGAAAGCGTTCTATAGTTAATGAATTTATTAATAAAATTTACGACGACGACAGAGATAAAATAAAGTCATTTGTTATGTATGTAAATTGTTCACACGGTAAAGGTATTAAATTTATTAGAGAAGAATTAAAATTTTTTGCAAAAACACATATTAACTCAAATGGAGGGAACACTTTTAAAAGTATTATATTATTAAATGCAGATAAACTAACTATGGATGCACAATCTGCTCTTAGAAGATGTATTGAGTTGTTTAGTCATAATACACGTTTTTTTATTGTGGCTGAAGATAAATATAATTTGATGAAGCCAATTTTATCAAGATTTTGCGAGATATATGTCCCTGAACCAGTTCTTAATGGTGAAATAATTAATTTGTACAGATACAATTTAAATGAGGTATTTAAGATGAAAGATTTAAAAATCCAAAAAAATTTAGCGTTGACAAAAGAGTTGTCAAGAATTAATAAAAATATAACATTAGAAGAATTAATAAACTTATGTACAAAATTATATGAAAAAGGTTATAGCGCTTTAGATATATTATCATTGTTAGAAAATCCTAATTTTTTGAGGGCAAATATATCAGAAGAAAAACGATATGAATTACTGATTTGTTTTAATCGGGTTAGGAGGGAATTTAGAAACGAAAAATTATTGTTTTTGTTTATTTTAAATTATATTTTTTTAAGTTCAGAATTATGTTTAGAAAATATAAGTTTTATGTAAATGGACGATTTTAATGTTAGTGCGCTTCATGAGTCTAAAAATGAATGGGGGTCCAGATTGGTTACCTTATTAACACCTCTAGTTATAGATGGTTATAAATCTATTCTTGAAGAATCTATCAAACTTTGCAAAGATAATAATGAAATGGATAAATATCTTATGACATTTCAAAATTTAATCTCCCGAATTCCGAAATGGAATCAACAAATTGTTGAAAATGAGAGAAAAAGAATTTGTGAAAAATCAGGATGCAATTATTTAGAAGATTTAGTAACATGTGTTCATATTATTCAGCTTAAAATTTTGACAACTATGCGTGTTGGACAAAAACAGAAGAAAATTGATATCAACATACCTAAGTTAGATGATTTCATACATAAAGTATACGTTAATGTAGCTAGAAAAGTGTATAAAAATGTATATTTATTTGAAATAAATATCCAACCATTGCAAGTTCAAAAGAATTATAGAGAGTTGGAAATTATTGTTCAAGAATGTATTTTAAATACTTTGAGAGAAAGCATTCCTGTTGAAGCTATCTTGAAGGCTTATATGGATGAATCTATTGAAGAAGACGTTATAGAAGAAGTCAAGGAAGAAGTTACACACGAGCCCATTAAAGCACCAATAAGTGCTCCTATTGCTGAAGATATTCCTGTGCAACCAGTACAAAAAGGTATCAGTTTTAATGATATAGATTATGTACAAACTGATAATGGAATATCTCAAATAACTGCTCCAAAAAATATTGAACGTCTAGAAGAGATTAGTTCAATGAGAAATGAACAAAGAAAACACGAACAAGAAGATGATAATGATAATGATAATATTAAATTAAATATTTCTGACCAATCGTTTAGTCTAGATAATTTAGATGTTCATAATATTGAGGAGCCAAAGTTGGATTTATTGCCAGATTTATTGATTGATGAAATTGAGGTTTTAGAATAAAATGCGTAAAATATATTGTAAGAATGTTCTTATATATTTTAAATTAATGGCAAGTGTATTTGTAGTAGCAGGTATGATTGCGGTCACATTTTTCTTGGCAAAATTCTTAGAAATGAGATATGTCGAAAAAGAAAGTAAGCCATTAAAATTACTGATTAGAGATGCTCTGATAGTTTATTTTAGTGTTATAGTGGCTAATTTTGTTATGGAACAATTAAATACAGTAATGGAAAGTAGTGGTGGAGGTAAAAAAGTGACGCCGGTTTTTACAGATAACCCTACATTTTAAAATAATATATTGATTAATATTAAATGACAGGATATTTATTATTAATATTACTAACGAATTTTGTTAGTGCATTAAATCTTATGTCGTCGAATTGTTTTTGCACCACAGTTCCTTGTCCCACATCAGGAACTAACTATCTAACAATTGGTGGTGGTGGAACTGGATATTATGATTATTCACTCCATAATTGTATACCAGTCGTAATATCAGCACGCGTTCGTATTGGAATTAATAATATGGATAAGGGAACTGATACTACTACATGTACACAAAACTATGCACGTTCTTTAGATGATGATGGTGTTCAAGATTGTGATGCAGGCCATATATTAGCTAACAGATTAGGTGGTCCAGGTAATCAACCAATTAACATATTCCCACAGGATTTAAGTATTAACCGAGGTGCTTTTGCGCAATTTGAAGACAGTATTTATACGTGTATTACTTCTAAGGGCGCTGAATATGCAGACTTGTCGTGGTCATTTGATTATTCATCGACAACAAAAACAAAACCAAATAGTGTGAAATATGATGTTAAATATACATGTGGTTCGTGCGTATCGTCTAGTAAAACATTTACAAATTAACGCCCAGACCAGACTTTAACTACAGGTGCCGGAATAGTGCCTTTTTTTAAGCTGACCATATATTCTTCATAACTATAACCCCAGGTTTGATATTTCATAATGTCACCCAATAAGGATTTTTGATGTATTATATTTTGACATTCGATAAAAAATATACAGCCAAATATTCTCTCTAGACAGCATCTATCGGCTCTGCATTTAACAGCAGATATTAATTGCGTTATTCCATATTTTTCTTCTATTTTTTCCAAAAAATTCAAATTTATATAACATTGCACACCAAAGCATCCATACCATTTATCGTGTGGTAATGCTAAAATAGTATCATTAGATAGTTTGTTATCAAGAGTTTGATAATTTTTTAAATGTCTCATAATTCTTTTTCTATTTTCAATATCCTCTTTATCCGGATAAAAAAACCATAAAGGCAATACTTTGATTCCATTTAATTTTTCAAATACTATTCTCTTATGAAAAAAAACACTATCGTGAAGTATAACAGCATTTATAAAAAACTTACGTTTTAACAAATAATAATACGGCAATAATTCACCTCTACCTTTAAATTCTGATTGAATAATCTCTATATTTTTGTATTCAAATTCAGCCTTAACAAAATCATAATTACTATTATCATCTATAATTACTATTTTTCTAAGAGGATACAAACTTCTTAAAAGCTTTACACAATGATTCCAATAACTATTTGTTTTTACCGAGTTTACATGTCTGGTTATAATAAATCCGTATAAATCACTCATAATATATATAAATATTATCTATTATGAATTAATACCAAAAAAATAATTTTAAGTATGCGATGGAATTTTATCAATATCAATTACTTCATCCATATTCTTAATATCTCCAATATTAAATTTTGAAAATGCATCAAACTCAGGACGTTCTAGCTGTGCTTGAGGAGTATGATAATGAACACATCTTGCAATCATTTTATAAAGCTTAAATTCTGGATATCTCTCTATACCATTGTTTTTATATAACATATTTATTCCTTTGTCATCAAGACACCATTCAAACACAAGACGTTTGAACGGATCTGTTATTTTACTCAAATCTTTCATTTCTTCAAAATCATCTATAATGTAATCAAAAATAGAACACGCTAAACGACATAAGTCAAAACTTGGATTAGGCTCTAGTCTAGGTTTCTTCTCATTAAAGTATGGTTCAGTATTATATTGAGTAGCTGCATCACCACCATTTTGAAAACTATCACTGCAGAATAATTTACCATCAAATTTAAAAATACTTCGACCAAAGTCAATTATTTTAAATAAACGACCAAATGTTGGAACCTTATAGTATTTTTTCTTATAAAAATAATACAAATATTTTTTATCTGTATGATTATACATAACATTATTTGTATGTAAATCATTGTGTGTAAAATTGAAAGCCTTTTGGTATGTAATTAAAATCATAATTATTTGCAAAAATGCCGATAACCATTCTTCTGTTTTCAAATTTTGTGTTAATATTAAATCATCAAATGTATTTTCACAATATTCCATTGCAATAACTTGAACTGGAAATTTAGGAATAGTTACTTCTATTCTCTCTTCTTCAAATTCATATTCTTCGTCACTTGCATCTGTCCAATCGTCTTCATCATTATCATTGCTATTTTTATCATCTAGTTTCTCCGACCCTGAATCAAACACTTCTGGTTCATCGCAATTTTCGCATTCTTCTATATCTTCATCATTTGTATAAGATGAGCGAGATGAACAAGTCGAAGTAGATTTAAGAGTTACTTGATGCTGTGTTACTATATTCGAATTTGTTAAGTCAACCAAATCAATTGACATTTCTTTCAAATCATTCAACCCGAAGGTTTCTGTGTTTGAATTATCATCATCAAAAATATCTTCAAATAAGTCATTGTTTACAGAATTTAAAGATTTTAAGCTTACATTATTACCAATTATTATAGGTTTTAATTTTGTAGAGTCTTGTTGAAATAAATGATCATAGTCATCTATTTTAAACAGATGATTTTTATTCTTATTAAAAAAATCAGAGTTATTTAAGTAATCAATATCATCAAAAACATTTAATTTAAAATCATTTTTAATTGCCAAAAATGAACCATAGTAATCAACACCATTAATAAATTTATAAGTATAACGTAACTGACTTGATAAAAATAAAAACATTCCATCTACATATCCAGCATTATTACAGTCAATAAATTTAGCATTACAATCTTCCATTGTTGAACCAAACTTTGGAAGATTAAATAGTTTCGGATTAGATATATCATATTTACCAATCATATATTTGTATGGGTCTAAAAGCGGTGCCATTTTAAAAAAAACTTCTTTATCTTTTACCTTATTAGATTCAATATTTTTTATTCTGCAATTAAACAAATTATGATTTACATCTTCTTCATTATCTTGTGAATCTCTTTTTGACTCAATGTTTGATATATACCATTTATTATTGAGATTTATACTATTATAATTTGTATTATTTAAATTAAAAAACCTGGTATAAATAGGTATATAGTTTTGAGTTTTAGAGAGAAAAAGTGTATCAGGTTGTTCGAAACGTTTGAATAATTCGGTATTCTTTCGCTTTTGATAATTAATGCTCATCATCTTTAGCTAATTAAAATATAAATTTAATGTATTTTTAACTTATTATTGAGAGAATTGATTTAATATCTCTAAAGATTTCTTAATAATTAAAATAATTTAGCGTTTATTTTTTAATTAAATTTCTTTTTTAAATATTATAAAATGACTCTTGAACTAAAAAAATTCGATATGAAAAGTATTCAATTTAAGCCAAATGAGAATAAAGGACCTGTTGTAGTTTTAATTGGTAAGCGTGATACAGGTAAGTCTTTCTTAGTAAGAGACTTATTGTGGTATCAACAAGATATTCCAATTGGCACTGTTATATCAGGAACTGAAGAAGGTAACGGATTTTATGGCAAAATGGTGCCCAGATTATTTATTCATAATGAATATAACTCAGCTATTATTGAAAATATTTTGAAACGTCAACGCACTGTATTAAAACAAGTTAAAAAGGAAATGGATACTTATAAACGAACTACTATTGACCCACGTGCTTTTGTGATTCTCGATGATTGTTTATATGACAATACTTGGTCTCGTGATAAGCTAATGCGTTTACTTTTTATGAACGGTAGACATTGGAAGGTTATGTTAGTTATTACTATGCAGTATCCTCTAGGAATTCCACCAACTCTCAGAACAAATATAGATTATGTGTTTATTCTTAGAGAGAATTATATTGCAAATAGAAAAAGAATTTATGAGAACTATGCTGGTATGTTTCCAACATTTGAAGCATTTTGTCAAGTTATGGACCAATGTACAGAAAATTATGAATGTCTTGTTATTAATAATAACTCTAAATCAAATAAATTGAACGACCAGGTATTCTATTATAAAGCTGACAATCATAATGATTTTAGATTAGGTTCAAAAGAATTCTGGGAATTATCTAAGGGATTGCCTGAAGAAGACCAAGAAGAACAATACGACCCTAGTAAAATTAAGAAAAGAGGTGGCGGTCCTCGTATTAATGTTAAGAAAGTTAATAAATGGTAAAATATTAGTCAAATTATTATTTAAACATTTTATTTAAATAATAATAATGAAAATAGGCGTTGCAATTCCTTGCTATTTTGGTCATATCTCTTATTTAAATAGTTTGCTAGACTCTATTGAAAATCAAAGTTGTAAACCAGATAAAGTAGTTGTTAGTTGTTCATCTACAAAAGAATTATTTGAAACAAAACAATATAGTTTTCCACTAGAAATTATAACTACAGAAGAAAATAAAAATGCTACCCAAAATAGAAATATAGCAGCTAGTTATTTAAATGATATGGACTATATAACATTTATAGATGCAGATGATATAATGCATCCCCAAAGAATTGAAATACTATTAAAAGTTTTTCAAGAAACTAACTGTGATATTATACTTCACAATTTTTTAATGAATGATAACAATTTTAATTATATTGAAAATATTAACTATAGAACTAACCAATTAATCCAATGTTCTAGTGGTTGTATAATACATAAATATAACTCACAACCTATTCAACATATTCATCATTCTCAATCTAGTATAAAAAAATATATATTTGATATTGTAAAATATCCAGAAGAAAACGAATATTATAGTAGAGAAGATTGTGTTTTTTGCTATAGAATTTTTAATATTTTTGGAATAAATAACGTATATATTTCGAATCCATTAAGTATTTATAAACCAAGTAGAACTCAATGTTAATACGGATTTTGATTCAGTGAAATTGATATTGGATATTTCAAAAAACAATAATTTTGCCAAGTTGTATGAAAATTATTATTTAATTCACACCACTCAAATAAATATTTTCCATTTGAAGCAATTGGAGGTAGTCTTTCCCATAACTTATATTTAAAATGAAATAATAAATTCATTATACCCATTTCATTAGTCCTACAAACAGTATATTTATTCATAGCTTCAATTAATTGGTCTTTATTACATATTTTCAATATATTTGTATCATATATCCACATACAATTTAACATAAAACGTTCTTTAAAAATATAATCACCAAAATCCATTTTTACAAGATTTATTATTTCATTATTTTTATGGTCTAACTGATGCATAAAAGTGTCATTTTCTGTTCTTGTTAATTGTTTACCATCTATTGGTGCCAATATTTTATTTTTATAGTCAAGTTCTAAAATATATTTTACGTCATCTAATACTCTTAGTCCAGCATCTAAAAATATAACTCTATTCCAGTTCAAAAAATAATCATCAAAAGAGTGTAATTTTTCCCATTGATTTAATTTATTTAATTCTCTCTTATCACTATTTTCAAAACCATTTGGTCCAATTTTATTTAAAAGATTTGTCTTATCAATGCAAGGAAATTTTTTCTCGATAATATTATTATTATTCTTATAATTATCATCTAAATTAAAATCTATTGTAATCAAAACTATATCTCCATTCCATTTACCAACAGTTCTTAAATCATTAATTGTTATAAATGCTCGTGAACAATAATTGTTATCTGTTACTAAAACAAACGTTGTTTTTTCCATTTCTAATAATTTAAAATAGTATTTAAATAATAATACTATTTATTAATAAATATGAATATAAATATAATTATAAGTATAAAATAATGATACCTGATTGCACATTAGTTACTTGTTGTTTTGATTTAACAAAATACAATAATAAATCTAGAAATTTAGAGGATTCACTTCAAAAAATGAAAGCATTATTAGAGGTTCCTTGTTATATTGTTATATTTGGTGATAATTTAACTATTAATATTATAAAACAGATTAGAGACAATAATAATCTTGATAGTTTAACAAAATATATTATTTGTCAACCAGAGGAATTAGAATCTTTTAAATTTTTAGATGTGGTAAAAGCAAATCGAGAGAAATATTATCCCACAAAAGATGAGCGAACTTGTGCAGAAAGTCATTTAATTTGCTGTAATAAATTTGAACTTGTATTGAGAATAATAAAATCTAATCCATTTAAAACCTCAAAGTTTGGCTGGATTGATTCGAATATTGGAGTTAATTTTTCAAAAATTTGCACTAATTATAAAAATAATATGCTTTTAAACATATTAGATAAATGTTCAAACGATAAATTTCATTTGCAAATTTTAAATGTAAATGATAAAAAATATGTTAATCAATAAACTTTGAGTGAATATTATAATTCATATAAATGGGTTGTATGCGGATGTTTATTCATAACAGGAAAAGATATTGGTATACAAATTTTAGATGATTTACAAAATATATTTATAAAACATACCCTTTTAGGTTATGGCCATGGCGAAGAAATGTTTTATCTTGAAATATTAGATAAGTATTATGATAAAATTCATCGCTCATATGGTGACTACCAACATATTTTAAATAATTTTTTAAATATAACAACAGGACTAAATTATGTAAAATATATTGCAAATAGATATATGTCAATGGGTTATTATAAAGAGTGCATAGATTGTTGTAGTAAAGTTATTTATCAATATGAAAATTACAATATTGAAATTTCATACGATTTGTATTTTGATTTTTTATTTTATAATTATGTATCATTATTTTATTATGACAATAATAAAGCAAAGGAATTTGTTAAACACATATTAAAATTAATTAATACTAACCCTTTCATAAAAAAAGAGTATGAAAAAAATAAAATATTTTATGATAATCAATTCAAATTTGCTTTATAATCATATAGTTAGTAAATTAATTATATGATTTTTATTATTTATTATTTATTATTTATTTCTTATTTGCAAATGGTCCAGACTTCAATAAACTCTGACCATTATCAGTCTTTCCAATAACAACATTCTCTCCTTCAAACAATTCTGCACATATGTCAGCGGTAGAAATATTTTCTTGTTCACTCAACGCGAATTCTTGAGTATTTGCGTTGTTGACACCAATCAAGTTGCATTGTTCATCAATTGTTTGAGTTAGAGGGTTACCACTCTGTTCGGCTCTCTTAACATTCTCTTCAATAGCCTTTTGTTTAGTTTCCTTAACACGTTGTTCAAATGCAGTCTTAGCATTTGCTTCATTCTTTTGCTTCTCATGCATCAATTGATTAAGCTCTTCCTCCATATATTCAACACGCCCAGTCTTATATGCTTCAGGGTCCCAAGGCATCCATGTTCCAACTGGTCCAACAAAGACATCATGATTAGGGTCAATTTCCCTCAACATTTTACATCTCAATTCAGCTTCTTCTTGTGTTGGATATACACCACGAACTTTAAGACCTCTTGTGCTAGTTTGGAAGTTATTTGCAACATCAAATTTCTTTTGTAAATCTTCTTCGTGATTATCTAAATAAGTTTTATAATCATCATCTAAAGAAGACTTTACCAAATTCTCCTTTTCTTCCTGTACAAAATCCTTAAAATCCTTATTTAAATCTTCAAACGAAAGATTATATTTAAAAGAAATAAAATTTACAAATTGAAGAAATTTTTCCATAGATTTATTAAATTCCCAGTTCTTTAGGAATTCTTCAAAAAAGAATACTTCCTTTTGTTTTAGAACTTTTTCTGGAGATACAAAAGACATACAAACAAAATTTTGACCAGCAATTGGTTTATCAGTTTCTAATATATCGACATATTTAGGGTTTTCTTTACCATTGGCTTGCTTTCTCTCAAATCCCTTTTTAGCAGATTGTTTAGTTTTAGAACGATCCATTTTAATTATTTATTTTATTTATTTTTAAGTTTTTTAGCGCACAAATTATTTTTTCTTGATATTTAATATAATGAACGGTTTAGTAAACGTTAGTGAACTTGTCAAGAGAATTATTAAGTACCTTGTAGAAGGTTTAATGGTAGCTATTGCCGCTTATGCTATTCCTAAACGTTCCTTGAATATTGAGGAAATTATCTTAATTGCCTTAACTGCCGCAGCCACCTTTAGCATTCTTGATACCTATGTTCCATCCATGGGTGTCACTGCTAGATCAGGTGCCGGATTTGGTATTGGAGCCAATCTCGTCCGTTTTCCTGGGGGATTTTAAGACCATAAATAGAAACAACTATTAAATAATTTCATAAAAAATTTAAATCAATGCTTTTATGAAAATAATATAACCATATATAATTTTATTATTATAAAATGAAATTTAATAGCGAAACTCTTATTGAATATTGTAATACAAATAAAATTACTCTATTAAAGTCATATGAGAAAATTAATAGAGAAAGTCATATTGAAGGCAAATGTATTTATAATGAATGTAATAATACTTTTGATAAAAATTTTAGACAATTGGTTAAGACAGGTGCTTATTGTAGTAGTTGTATGACTAACATCGCAAATAATAAAATACGTGACGCAAAAGTCAAATATGATATAAATGTCTTAAATCAATTTTGCGATGAAAATAATATATTATTAACAGATGACTATTCAAATAAATTTATTAATAGAGATACAATAATTGAAGGAGTATGTAAAAATTCTGATTGTGAAAATATTTTTAGTAAACCATTTAGACAACTATTAAAAATTAACGGATATTGTGAAAACTGTAGTAAAAAAAATGGTAAAATTAAAGTTTTAGAAACAAATATTAAAAAATATGGCGTTGATAATGCTATGAAATGTCAAGATTTTAAAGATAAACAAAAACAAGCTATGTTAAGTAAATATGGTGTTGAACATAATTCTCAATTAGAAAGTATTAAACAACAAAAGAGGGATAAAAGTATTAAAAAATATGGAAAAAACTATATTCTACAATCTTCTGAAATAAGAAATAAGATAAAACAAACTAATTTACAAAAATATGGAGTAGAAAATCCTCAACAAAATAAAGAAATCAAAAATAAAACTTGTTCTACTAATATGGATAAATTTGGTTGTAAATCACCCACAGGTGATAAACTTGTAAAAGAAAAGATAATTAAAACCAATATGGAAAGATATGGTGTTCCACATCATTCACAAAATCCAGAAATAGCAGAAAAAATGTTAAATAACTCTTACCAGAGAAAGGAGTATACACTACCATCAGGAAAAATAATAAAATATCAGGGTTATGAAAACTTTGCATTAGATGAACTGTTATTTGAAGAAAAAATAAGCGAAGACGATATTATTACATCTAGAGCCAAGGTTCCAGAAATATGGTATTATGATGAAAATAATAAAAAACATAAATATTACGTTGACATTTACATTAAGTCACAAAATAGATGCATTGAAGTTAAATCAACTTGGACTAATCAACCAAAAAATTGTGTATTAGAAAAGAAGGCATCTGCGGAAAGTTTAGGATATAAGTATGATTTATGGATTTACGACAAAAAAAGAAATAAGATAGAATTATAATCTATCAATAATATATTATGGGAAAAAAATATACACGTAATATAAGACAAAAAAGAAGAATAGCTAGAACAAGAAAAATGGTTGGTGGTGCGTATTCACAAGCAGAAATACAAGAATTGCTGGATGCTCAGTTTTCAGAAAATCAAATTCAATCTTTACAAGAAATGGAAATTCCATTTGATGAAGTTATATTTAAAGTTAATCAATTAAGAAATCAGGTTCCTGATGAAGACTTAGGTGAACAAGTAATGGTTGAAATTCTTAATGAACAAATATTTCAAAGTCCAAATGCCCAAGATATTGATGCTATACCACACGCTCCAGATGATATTCACGATATGGATTTATCATTTAATGATGACGGTTCTTTAAATATGTCTCATTTAAATGAAACACAAGACAGTATGAGAGCAAATACAACTATTGCTGATGAATCAGTTGGAAATTCAAATCTCTCTGATGGTTCTATGTCATCTTTATTTTCTGAGGGCGAATCTTTTTCTAGCGAAATTGGTGGAAAAAGACGAAGAAGAAAAACTTCTAAAAAAGTTAAAAAGTCCAGAAAAACAAGAAAGACAAGAAAGACAAGAAAGAATATAAAAAGTAGAAAACAACGAGGCGGAATGTGTTATGGTAATGGGGTAGGCGCGAATAGTTACGACCCTAACTATTCAATATATAATACAAACTTATTGAAATTATTTCCATATAAAGCATAATTATTATTAAATAATAAATTTACATAAAAATAACTTAAATCTATGTATATATTTATTATATAATGAATAAAAAAAATGACAATATAATTGAAGATTATATTACAGCATATGAATACGAATCCAACGTCAACCCTCTGTTGGGCAATATTCCGATTTTTCAGAAAAATATAAATGATTGTAACTATGGAATTACATTCATAAATTTTTCTGATGTATATAAAGCTGATTATAAATGCACGTCGCCAAATTTATTGGCTAGTTTTATAAAATTAAAAGGCAACGAAACAATCGTGTTTCCTGATTTTTCGAGATTTTCGTGGATAAATAATGTTTCTAATTTAATGTATGTTATAAATGGAAAATGTGATGTTATATATAGTAATAATAAAATAAACGATGCCCCTTGTTCGTTCGTTTTAGAAAAGGGTGATATTTTTATATGTCCTAGTTTTACTTCATTCACTATTAAAAATATTTGTGAAGATGAATTGAATATATACTATATAAACGATAGTCCATTGATAAATTTTTTAGGTTGTTCTCCAACGCATACTATTTTCTCTCCATCCGTTTATAAAAAGGATTTTTTAGAAAAAAATATATTGAACTTATCAAATGAAAAGAATAATCGTAAAGGTATATTGTTAAGTAATAAAGATACTGAAAAATTTGGAATAAACACAATTACGCCAGTATTATGGGCTTTATATAATGAATTGCCACCTAAAACAATACAGCGTCATCATCGCCACAATTCCGTTGCATTAGACTTGTGCATTCGTTGTGATGATCCAACAAAAATATATACATTAATTGGTGAAAAATTAGATGAAAATGGGGATATTGTAAATCCTCAAAAAATTTATTGGAAAACATCAGAAATGTTTATTACACCACCTGGGTTGTGGCATTCCCATCATAATGAGGGTGATACAACGGCATATATATTGCCTATTCAAGATGCAGGTTTATTGTTGTATCAAAGAATATTAGGTATTCAAATAACACGATAATTTTATTAAAAATAAAATTTTGAAAATAATTCAAATATTTATTAATTTTATAATAATTTAATAAATACTTATTAATTAAATTATTTATATAGTTGGTATAAATTCCCAATCTAATTCTTCACATATTTTTTTCCAAATAATATCCTGTTCCATTCTTTTTTCTGGATCTTTTAACATAGGAAAATGTTCCAAATATTTTTCTTCACCTAGAATCTCGCAAAGCTTATATGCTGTATAATAGTAATTTAAGAAATTAACGCGATCATCTGGGCAATATTTTGAATAAGGAGATTGCAGTTCGATGAATAAGTTACAAAGGGTCTCTTCTAACTCCGGTGACATAATTGGTGGTTTAATTCCCAGTTTGTCTTTAATAAATGGAATATGTTCATAATATTTATTATATCCAAGCTTCTTCAAAATTTCTTTTGTCTTTATATTTGTAATTTGTGCTATTTCAATTCTCTCTTTTTTAATTTGCAACTTTATATTTTCAATCACATCTTCTGGTATTTGTGTTGTTTCTTTGCCTTGAAACTGAGCTAATATTTCTTTAAAATGATTTATACGTTTATAAGCATAAAAACAAACTTCTTTTGGTGGTTCTTTATAAGAAGGTTTTTCATTTTCAATAAGATATGGGATACTTCTTGAACATACATTGCAAACCATAACACCATCTTCTTCTAACGGTATTAGTTCGCCTTTATGACATACTTGACAAATATCTGTTGGATAAACAAAATTATTTATATCTAAAAAATCATCGCTTACATTAGTTAAGTATTTAAGAACAATGTTATTATTATCTTTTTGAATAATTTTATTTACTTCATCATCTTCCTTAATTTTAAAAAAATTGTTAACTAATTTTGTTTTATTAGTAACAGTTTGTGTATTTGTACCAGTTGATATATTTTTCTTATTTTCAAAATATTCAAATATAAATTTAGAATTATCAAGAAAATAATCTTTCTTTTTTAATTTAGTTTCATTAATTAATTCTTTTAGTTCTGTTATTCTATCTTGAATATCTAGTCTCTCTTCTATAGTCAATTCTTCAGATAATTTTTGTTTAAGAGTATTTATTTCATATTTATAATTTCTTATATAGTCTTCGTCTTTTGAAAATTCATTTAAAAAATCTTTATGCTTAGTATCTAGTGTTATTGACGATTTTTTATTGAATTTTATCTTTTTATTCGATTTTGGTTTAAAAGATGGCATAATTATTTAATATAAATTTATGTATTTTATTTAACTACTAATATGTTTATAATATTTATTTAAATTGCTTTAAAATAAAGTTGAAATAAATTATTTAAACAACATAAACGCTAAACTCTTTGATATATAATTAAAATGTCTCGAATTTTTGATACAATGTTTATTAAGCGTTTCTGTTTGCCATATGATGTTGATATCTCTTCCTATGAGTTTGGAATATCTCATATTTCATCTTGCTTGTGCGGAAATTATAATCATGCTTGATGTATTTTACAAGGAAAAGAATGGTGTTTTGAAAAAGGCTAATATTTTGAGTTTTGGATTTAATATGTTAGGTGATATTTCTGGAAATCAACCTGGAATTCATGCTGAACACGATGCTATTAATAGATTAAAACCTCTTAAGAGAAAGAAACATTTACAAAATGTGAATTTATTGATTGTAAGATTTTCAAAAAATAATAGGCTACAAAATTCAAAGCCATTTGCTAATTGCATAGAAAATATGAAAGTTCTACCTGAAAAAAAGGTTATCGAATAAGAAATATTTATTATTCAAATGAAAATGGAGAGATAGTAAAAAGTAGTCTAAAAAATTTAGAAAAAGAAGAATTACAGTATTCGTGATTCTTTAGAAAAATAAATATTCTCACTAATTAAACAAGTTAAAACATATTTAATGTTTTCTTTTTTAAAATTAAATGGATATAAAAGTAAATCTAGACTCTTTAAAAGATTTAGAAAATGAAAATGTAAAAGTAGATGTAATAAAATTTCAAAAAATGATGTTACTCTTTAATTCTATTGAGCAAGGATGGTCAGTAAAAAAAAGAGATGGTTCATATGTATTTTCAAAACCACACGAAAATAAAAAAGAAGTTTTCGAAGATAGTTACTTATTAAAATTTATGAAGACCAATTTAGATTTGAATAAAATTATATCTTAGTAAAATACACATTGTTGTTAAAAATTTAAATTAATTAATTTAAATTAATTAATTTAATTAAATTAATTTCTGAAAAATTTTTTTCTTTAGGGATTGTATAAAATGGGAGGTGGATTAATGCAACTCGTTGCCTATGGCGCTCAAGATGTTTACCTTACTGGTAATCCTCAAATTACTTTCTGGAAAGTTACTTATCGTAGATACACTAACTTTGCCATTGAATCAATTGAACAAACTTTCAACGGTCAAGCCGATTTCGGTCGCCGTGTCCAATGTGTCATCAGCAGAAATGGTGACCTTGCCTACAGAACTTATTTACAAGTTACTCTTCCTGAAATTAACCAACTTATGGGTCTTGGAAACTATACTTCCGGACAAAACACTGGTGTCTATGCCCGTTGGTTAGATTTCCCTGGTGAGCAACTCGTTGCTCAAGTTGAAGTCGAAATCGGTGGTCAAAGAATCGATCGTCAATATGGTGACTGGATGCACATCTGGAACCAATTGACAATGACATCTGAACAACAACGCGGATACTTCAAGATGATTGGTAACACTACTCAATTAACCTTCATCACTGATCCTTCTTTCTCTGATGTTGAATCCCCTTGCGACTCCTTGGCTCCTCGTCAAGTTTGTGCCCCAAGAAATGCTCTTCCTGAAACCACTTTGTATGTTCCTCTTCAATTCTGGTTTTGCACCAACCCTGGTCTTGCCCTTCCTTTGATTGCTCTTCAATACCACGAAGTCAAGATTAACCTTGATATCAGACCTATTGATGAGTGCTTGTGGGCTGTCACCACATTGAACTGCAACTCCAACCCTTGGCAAGCTGGTAATCAATATACTGTTGGTCGTCCAGTTCCTGCCACCATTGCCTATAACCAATCTTTGGTTGCTGCCTCCTTATACGTTGATTACGTCTTCTTGGACACTGATGAACGTAGAAGAATGGCCCAAAACCCTCACGAGTATTTGATCACTCAACTCCAATTCACTGGTGATGAATCTGTTGGTTCTTCTTCTAACAAGATTAAGCTCAACTTCAATCACCCTATTAAGGAGCTCATCTGGGTTGTTCAACCTGACCAAAACGTTGATTACTGCTCATCTTTGACCTGTGATGCCCTCTTATTCAAGGTTCTTGGTGCTCAACCTTTCAACTACACTGACGCAATTGATGCTCTTCCTAATGCTATCCACGCCTTCGGAGGTCCTGCTTCTGTTGCTGCTGACTCTCGTGCCTACATTGATGCTCAAGGTCTCTTCCAAGATGCTGGTGCTCTTGACTACAATCCTGCACAATTAGGTGTTTCCGGTTTCACTGGTTACTGGCACGGACCTTCTAACCCTTACAATGAGGCAAACTTGGGTGGACCTGCTGTTCAATTGAACGCCCCTAATCTTGATGCCGCTACTCTTGCTGCTCTTCAACCAACTGGTTCTCACCTTGAGAACTCTGGCGTCTCTGATGCCGGCACCTTCGTCTTATCTGAAACCTCTTTGGATATGCACTGTTGGGGACAAAACCCAGTCGTCACCGCTAAGCTTCAACTTAACGGACAAGACCGCTTCTCTGAGCGTGAAGGAACTTACTTCTCTTGGGTTCAACCATACCAATCTCACACCCGCAACCCTGATGAAGGTATCAATGTTTACTCATTCGCTCTTCGCCCTGAGGAACACCAACCCTCGGGCACATGCAACTTCTCCAGAATTGACAATGCTACTCTTCAACTTGTGCTCTC